GTGTACAACATGCTCCTGAACGTCGTGTGTTTTACATTGATGTGGGTAACATGCCAAGTCACCTAGCTATGGCATTTGTAGAACGTGTTAAAAACGAAATACACCAGCGTCGTATACCAACAGTTACCGGCGGTGGTACTAATATGATGGATGCTAGTTACAATCCACTTAGTATTAATGAAGACTACTTCTTCCCGCAGACTGCGGAAGGCCGTGGCAGTAAAGTTGAAACATTGCCTGGCGGCGAAAACCTAGGGCAAATTGACGATCTGAAGTATTTTAACAACAAAATGATGCGTGGTCTGCGTGTACCTAGCAGCTATCTACCTACTGGTCCAGACGATTCTGACCGTGCGTTAAATGATGGTCGTGTTGGTAATGCACTGATACAAGAGTACAGATTCAATCAGTATTGCGAACGTTTACAGCGTTTAATCATACAGAAGTTAGATGCTGAGTTTAAGATGTTTCTGCGTTGGCGTGGTTTCAACATTGATTCAGGGCTGTTTGATATTACGTTCAACCCGCCACAGAACTTTGCTGCTTATAGACAGACTGAACTTGACCAGGCTAGAATCAACAGTTTTACCAGCTTAGAAGCACTGCCCTATATGAGTAAACGTTTTATGCTTAAACGTTTCCTTGGACTATCTGACGTGGAAATTGCGGAAAATGAAGAGCTGTGGAACGAAGAAAAAGGCACAGCCGAAGAAACAGCACTAGCTGGGCAGGATTTACGTAGTGTAGGAGTTATGCCTGGAGACCTAGAAACAGACATTACTACCGGTGAAGATCTGGCTACGCCAGCGCAGGGTATGCCCGGAGCTGAATTAGGTGCCCCTGCGCCGGGTACCATAGGCACACCTGCTCCACCAGTCACTCCAGGTGGAGCTGCACCAGCAGGATAAATAGAACATGCTGATTTTTGAAATGTTTGATAAAGATATTGATGGTTACCAAGATGTTGCGCAGGATAATTCGCAACCGCAGCTTGGCGACCTAAGAAAAACCAAATTGACTCTAAAACAGATTAATCAGCTAAGGAAAATGCACGATTTACGTAAATTTGAGTTCAAGGAAAAATTAGAAAAAGTTCAGAACCAATACGGTATGTCTGCTGCTCCGGCGATGTAATCTTCCAAAAAAAGTTATTACAGCCTAAAAAACGCCTGTAATACGCCATCTTTTCTCCTCTGTAGTAAATAATAGCATGTTTTTTCCCCGGAGGATAATCTATGAACAAGTTTGAACAACTCATTGAGTATGTGATCAATGACGAAGAGGACAAAGCTCGTGAACTCTTCCACGAGATCGTTGTCGAAAAAAGTCGTAACATTTACGAAGAATTAATGGCCGAGGAAGCTGAAGAAGAACTCGATGAAGCCAAAGAAGAGGACGACGAAGAAGAAGTTACTGAATCTGAACACGATGAAGAAGAAGTAGCTGAAGGAATGATGGGCGGCGATCAAAGCGATGATCTAATCGACGAGATTGAAAGCGAAGAAGAAGGCGTATCCATGGAAGCTGATGACGAAATGGATATGGAAATTGACGACGAAAGCGGCTTTGCTGACGAAGAAGAAGGCGATTTAGAAGATCGTGTTGTTGACCTAGAAGACAAGCTAGACGAACTTATGGCCGAATTTGAAGCTATGATGGGCGGCGAAAGTGGCGACATGGGCGACGACGAAATGGACATGGACATGGGCATGGATGCCGATATGGACATTGAGCAAATGGACGACGAAGAAATGGAAACAGAAAGCCTAGGCGAAAACATTTCTCTGAAAGCTGCTCCTAAGCCAACAACTAGCGAAGAAGGTGGCATCAACAAGAAGTCTGTTGTAGCTGCTAACAGCGGTAGTAAGGGTGCAGTAGCAAAGCCTGTACACGTGACTGGCGAAACAGCACAAGGTCGCCCAGCTCCAACTACTAAAGACGCTATTGGTAAGGTAGGTAACACTCCTGCTCAATCAACACAAAAGTTAACACCAGCACCTAAGCCAACTATGAGTCAAGCTTCGGGCGTTAACACTAAGAGTCCGCTGTAATATAAGGGCAGATACACATGTACCTTAGAGAACATCTTACTTTTACTCAGGCCGGCATCGTAGTTGAAGGTGTCGGCGAAGGTAAGGATCTTTACATGAAAGGTATCTGCATTCAAGGTGGTGTGAAAAACGCCAACGAACGTGTATACCCTGTTAAAGAAATCGAACGTGCAGTCAACACACTGAACGAACAGATTTCTTCAGGGTACAGCGTTATGGGTGAAGTAGATCACCCTGAAGACCTTAAAATTAACCTTGACCGTGTAAGTCATATCATCACAAACATGTGGATGGATGGCCCTAACGGTTTTGGTAAGCTAAAGATCCTACCTACACCAATGGGCCAACTGATTAAAACCATGTTGGAATCTGGTGTAAAGTTGGGAGTGTCCAGTCGAGGTAGTGGCAATGTTAACGAAGCCGACGGACAAGTCAGTGATTTTGAAATAGTCACTGTAGACGTTGTGGCACAGCCTAGTGCTCCTAATGCATATCCAAAAGCAATCTATGAAGGCCTCATGAACATGCGGTACGGTCATAAAGTGCTTGAAATGGCAAAAGAAGCAGGCGGAAACCACAAAGTCCAAAGGTTCGTGAAAGAGGAATTAAAACGCCTAATCACGGATCTTAAGATCTAGGAGAATCGCATGTTAGATGCTATCAAACCATTGCTCAACAGCGATCTCATCAACGAAGAAACCCGTCAGGAAATTTCTGAAGCTTGGGAAGCAAAGCTTAACGAGACTAGAGAGCAACTGCGAGTGGAACTTCGTGAAGAGTTCGCACAGCGTTACGAGCACGACAAAACAGTAATGGTCGAAGCCCTAGACAAGATGGTAACAGACAGCCTGCAATCAGAAATCACTCAGTTGGCTGCTGAGAAACAGGCCCTGGCCGAAGACCGTGTAAAATTTCAACAGCGTATCAAAGAAAGCGCCGAGAAGTTTGACACCTTCATGGTTAGCAAATTAGCAGAAGAACTACGCGAACTGCGTGCAGATCGCCGTAATCATCAAACAGCTATTGGTAAACTTGAAGAGTTTGTAGTACGAGCACTTGGAAACGAAATTCGTGAATTCCAGCAAGACAAAAAAGACGTTATTGAAACTAAAGTACGTCTAATGAGTGAAGCTCGTGCAAAGTTAGAATCTCTAAAAGCAAAATTTGTGAAAGAAAGTTCTAACAAACTTAGCCAGGCAGTTAGCACACATCTTAAGTCTGAGCTACACCAACTTAAAGAAGATATTCAGATCGCAAAACAAAACAACTTTGGTCGTCGCATTTTTGAAGCATACGCGGCCGAATTTGGAGCTACCTATCTCAACGAAAGTGCTGAGATTCGTAAGCTAAACCAACTGCTGAACGATAAGAACATGCAGTTGAAAAAAGCGATCGGCTTAGCTGAATCTGCAAAGGTTACAGTTAAGAAGAAAGAACAGGAAATACGTATAATTCGTGAATCTAACGAGCGCCAGGCGCAATTAGACGAACTGTTGATGCCACTCAATCAAGAAAAGCGTCAAGTTATGCGTGAACTGTTAGAAAGCGTACAGACTACACGTCTGAAAACTGCTTTCGAAAAGTACCTACCGGCCGTATTGGAAAACCGCACCACGAAATCGCCTAAAGTGATCAATGAGTCAGTTTCCGCAGTCACCGGTGATAAATCTGCACGGGCTGTTATTGATAACGATCGCGAATCTAACGTGATCGAAATCAAACGCCTTGCAGGGCTCTAATAAATTGTAAGGAGACTTCAATGTCACAAGAACTACTTGAAAATCGGTGGAGCGAGACCAAAGAAGCCCTGTTGGAAGGTCTTAAAGGCTCGCGCCGGTCTACCATGCAGGTCGTGCTCGAAAACACCCGTAAGTATCTGGCAGAAACTGCCAGTGCTGGGTCGACAGCACACGGCAATATCGCTTCGCTTAACCGCGTAATTCTACCGGTTATTCGACGTGTAATGCCAACTGTTATCGCTAACGAGCTAGTTGGTGTTCAGCCAATGACTGGTCCAGTTGGACAGATCCACACTCTGCGTGTACGTTACGCAAGCACCTTGAATGATACTTCAGCTGCTGCTACCAGCGTTGTAGCTGGCGAAGAAGCACTAAGCCCATTCAAGATTGCACAGGCATATTCTTCTGGTGTTGGCACTGCTAACCAGAACTATTACACTGGCGCTAATACCGCAGTCCTAGAAGGCACAGGTGGTCGTCAGATCTCTGTACAGATCCTGAAGCAAGCTGTTGAAGCTAAGACACGTAAGCTACAGGCTCGTTGGACTTTTGAAGCAGCACAAGATGCACAGGCAATGCATGGTATCGATGTAGAAGCAGAAATCATGGCAGCACTGGCACAAGAAATTACTGCTGAAATTGACCAAGAGATTCTGCTGAGCCTGCGCAGTCTGGCAGCAACAGAATTTACCTACAACCAAGCTACCGTTTCAGGTACAGCTACATTCGTTGGTGACGAACACGCCGCACTGGCAGTTCTGATCAACCGTGTTGCTAACCTGATCGCTCAGCGTACACGTCGTGGTGCTGGTAACTGGGCAGTTGTTTCACCTGCTTCGTTGACAGTTCTGCAAAGCGCAACCACTTCGGCTTTCGCACGTACCACTGAAGGTACCTTCGAAGCACCGACTAACACCAAGTTTGTTGGTACTCTGAACGGTGCAATGCGTGTGTTCTGCGACAGCTACGCAAGCGACAGCACTTCGGTTCTAGTTGGTTACAAAGGTTCTAGCGAAGCTGATGCAGCAGCGTTCTACTGCCCATACATCCCTCTGATGAGCAGTGGCGTTGTTCTGGATCCTTCGACCTTCGAACCAGTAGTAAGCTTCATGACACGTTATGGTTACATTGAGCTTACCAACACTGCTAGCAGCTTCGGTAATGCTGGTGACTACGTTGGTGAGATCGCTGTATCGAACCTGTCGTTCAGCTAATCTGATTCAGGTTACTGGAAACCACAATCAAAAGGCCCTTCGGGGCCTTTTGTTTTGATGTAAATACAGTATGGCCACTTTTATTACTCCATACACAGGACAAGCGCAATTAACAGTATCTAACGGTTTACAGATTGTGGACCAAGCTGCTTGGCGGTTTCAACCACCAGCTAACGTAGACGGTATTACTTTTGGGGTAACATTAGCCAATGAGTATAATGCAGACAGCGGTGAATTACACCTCAGAGCAGTAAATTGGACTATTGCTGAAATTGGTAATAGTTTGACTAGCTATACTGATCCCGAAACACATATTACATACCCCGCTAGTCAATGCCAAATATCTGTCACCGGTCGTTGGCAAATACGTAGAACTATCAATACTGCCAGTAATACTAGTCAGGGTGTATTATACAACAGTTATACCTTAACCGATCAAGGTGATCGATTAAAAGCCGGCACCTGGTATACCCCTTATCATACATTTGTAATACAAGGTGCTGATGTCGACGGTGGCGCAATAAACACATTTAGTGATCACGAATTTTTCTGCCGCATTAAAGAACGTACCGCTACCAGAAACACCAACGGACTCTATGTTAGTAACACTATAGCCAGTCCAGTCTGGGCATATACCTACAGCAAGAGCTGGCAAACCGCAGCCTAACCATAAATAATTATTGTCCGTAATGATGCGGCTTATGCGGGACACCACCCGCGTAGTGGCTAGAACCCACATTGGACTTCTTTAAGGAGAAAACAAAATGGGACGTCCTCTCAAAATATCTAAGTATCAAACAGAATCATCGACACTTGTTGAT